ACTTCATCCTTTTCAACTTCAGCACCGCCGTTGTTGTCGATAGCACCGCTATCACTCATTTGCTTCTCCTTGTTTATGTTTTTAGCGCAGCAACCTGCTGAGCTTTTTATAATTCTTTAAAGTTCTACTTAAACTCTTAATCACCATTGATGTTAGAGTGACTTTCATCTTTTCGCTTAAAAAAACAAATGGCCTTGTTTCTTCTATACTCTCGGCTAATTCTGCATTTGTCGCCGGCCCATCTAAAGCTGATTTTTTAATTCCTTTGTAAGGTTTGCGATTTCCTTTAAAGAAAAACGATAAAGATAATTTACTCACTGAGAATGTAAATGATTTTAAAAGTTGCCCTGTAAATGTAAGGCGTGATTTCTTAGAGGACTCTCTGTAAAACTCATCTGTTGCGTTTACTGTTGCCAAGCGTTTGCGGCGTTTATTCCATCCATCACTTAAATCTTTAAATTGAGTGCCGCTCGGGTCTTTACCTAATCGAGCTGCGCCGACTATATTTCGAACTGTATAATCGCCCATCTCTTTAAATAAAGCCTTGTCAGATTCAATCATCTTGATTGTTTTCTCAAAACCCTTTGCCAAGTTATCGACACCTGTAATTTTAACGCTTGTCTTTTTTGCCATCTAGTTTCTCGATTATAAAGTCTGTTAGTTTGTCAATCTTGCCCAAAATAACATCGTCGTTTTTTGACTTAGTAAAATCAGGCTTAAACTCTTTGGAAATGCTAGATAAATCCGGGTTATTGATGCCAAAGAATGGCCTTTTTGTTACTGTGTCGCCTGTATTGTGATTGTAAGCCTTGGCGTTTTCGGTCTCATCACGCCACCCGATCTTGATTTCATTTCCCTTAGTCTCGACAACTTCCAATTGTCCAAGCATATCGCCAGTCAATGTCAGATTAACCTTGTTGGTCTTTCCATAAGCTTTAAAAGCGTCTGACTCTTTGTAGGTTTTAGGATATTTTTCAAAGTTCTTGCCGTTTTTGTCGATGCCAGACTCGGTTCTTTCGACCATGTAATCAATCAAAGCCTGACCAAAAGCTTGCTTAAGCTCAGGCATATCAGACACATCAACACCGAAAATCTCTTTAAGATTGAACGTCTGGCTGACTTCCGACTGAGTTAATTTCAGCTTGCTCTTGCTCATCTATCTCCTCATCGTTCATCTGACCTAGTTTAGACTCTGCCGTTGAGCGATCTACGCCATCTAAGTACATAATCGCCCCAACTTCGTCCATAAGGCCAAGCTCCATCTTCTTTTGAATGACGTTAAGCTTTTCAATCTCTGACTGTGTTTGTTCAGGTCTAACAAAAGTCACAACAATTTCAGCGTTTACAATGGCCGATGATGTCCAGTATTTTTGATCTATCACATCCGAGTTAGAATAGATTTCAAGATACTTTTTAATAATCTTAAAAACTTGCTGCTCTACCTGATTAAAAATTGCAAAGTCTTGTTTAGTTGCCTCGAATCTATCAATCAAAGACAAGAACCGATCAACTCCTGATGTGAACTTGTCAGCCTCAGACTTTCCGCTCACTGTTGATGGGCTTAAACCTCTTGATGATAAGAAGTTACTGATTAAAACCTCAATGAATTGAATCGAGCCGCTTAAGTCAGGACTTGGCGTAACGAAACGAAAGTCTGGCTGATTTGCAGAGTTAGGGTCTGATGCGATCTTAATTACCGATGTAGGACCGACAATAATCTCATCAGGCATTGTCTCTTTTGGCCCGATAAATACCGCTTGTGAGTAGCCTTGCAGCCTTACAATGTTAGCAAGGTCAGATAGTGCGGCATTGTACTGAACCGCAAAGTTAGAAAGCTGCGAGCCTCTATCTACGAAATAATTGAAGTCTTTATCAACCGCAACATCGACAAAAGGCAACATCCCCAAAGGATTTAAAATATCATCGCCTGATATAATCTCACCCTTGCCGTTCATAATGAAATTAAACTCTTTAGACCAAACAACATATCGCTCTATCTGTGACTTATAATCGTCAGCCTCTGCAATGTTTTGGTTTTCATTATCTCTAAAGTTTCCCATGACTAGGCTAGTTGTGCCTGTCATCTTTGAATTGCCACCTTGAACATAATTTTGCTTGTCAAACGCAGATATAACAATTGAGTCGGCTTTTTCAGGGTCATTTGCATCAGGCAATACATCGTAGTTATGCGGAAATAAAACTCTTAAGTCAATCTTGCCATCTTTCGGCAGCACCTGAACCAATGACTGGCCTTGCAGCTTGTAATATCTGTTAGACTTCATTAGCTTAATGTTCGCCATGCAGTCGTCATAAACGTACTCTAAAGACTCCGCATCTTCTTCGCTAACCTCGATAAACTCACGTTTTGGCTCTGTCTTGTAAACGCTGGCCTCTTGATCTGCAATGCGTTTGCAAATCTCGATAGATGATATGATCGGCATTTTTTTGACAGTACGAGCTGACAATTGTTGTTTTAAGTATTCTTCAACATATTGATTGATGTTGCCGTTGTAAATCTCATACTCTTGCAAAGACTTGGCTTTTCTTGCCTTGTTTTCGTTTGAGTTGATTTCTTGAATGAATTTGATTCTAAAGTTTTTATCTAGCCAGCTCATCGTTCTCCCATTGTTACCCTTAAATCAGGTTTTGCAAACGGCTCTAACTTCCAAAGCCCATAACCTAAAGCATCTGAAATATGCGTGAGCATTTTATTTGCTCCGCTCTGATCGGGCTTATTGTCTTTCCATACTACCTTTTCCAAATCGTTAATCAGCTTTTTGCACTTCGGGTCTATTATTACTCGACCAGAGGCTAAGAGTCTGTTTGTGTTGTTGATGCGATCACCGACAAAAGGATTAAAAGTATTTTCGATTGTAAAGCCAGATTGTTTTAAAATGTCAAAATCAGACTGACCGCTAGTTTTCCGATTTCGTCCAGTGCTGTCTGGTATAACTCTTGCGCCTGTATAGCCTCGACGCTTTAACTCATCGGCCATCTTATAAGTGTCTGAGTTTTCTAAATATACTTCGTCAATTATATGAAAATTGTTGTTAATATGCTGAAACACTACGGCAGTCATCGGATTGACGTTGAAGTCCATTCCGACAAAGATAGATCCGGCAAGCTTTGAAACAGGCTTAACATGGTCGTCACGTCTAAAAGAATAATAAACCGCACCCTCTGATTCATCATTGAACAAGCCAAGCAAAAAACGATTCTTTTCTTTTTCTGGCATGGCCTCTAATAGCTTAATATAATCAGCATCGATGTTATCTAAATTATCAAAAGGGTTCATCAGCATTGATGCAAAGTCTGTCGGAGTTTCTAAAGGCTCATTTGATTCAGGGTCTAAACCTTTTTCAAATAACCAATAAGACCAATGCGATTTTGTTGGTGGGTTCATATCGTAATAAGTCTTTTTCGCTAGCTTATTCTTTTGAGCTAAACGAGTACGAGCTAATTGAATACTTGCATAGTCTATTTGCGAGCATTCGTTAAAGTACATGGTCGAGTATTCGTTACCTAGAATCTTCTCAACTCTATCGCTATCATCAAGACCGCCAACCCATATCTCCGAGCCGTTGTCTAAAGTTAAATAAAAGTCTGTCTTGTTTTGTCTTGGCCTTAAATTAGGAAATGCGACATTTAAGACTTTTGGCAAAGTATCGAGCCAGATTGACCGCTTGGCGTGATTGAAGTTTTTTCGTAAAATAATGTGTCTTGAGTTTGGCTCTTTTGCCGCCCTAACAACTACCGAATAGCATAGAATAAAAGTTTTGCCCGATCTTGATCCGCCGTAAAGCATGAGGTTTCTGGCCGAAGATGACAACAGCTTAACCGCTTCGCCTTGTTTTGTTGTCTTCTTAAATTCACTCATGGAGCTTTCACGACATAAACACAAGTCTTATCACATATCAAAACAGGCTTATACTTTTCAGCTACAAAGCCCTGTAAAATAAGAATTGCGGCAAGGCTAAAGTTTTTCATCGTCTTTGTCGATCATGATTTTGATTTCTTTGCCAGTAAGGTCGATGTCTTCTTTATCTCTTTGACCTAAATACTGCTTGCCGGCCCAAATTAACATAGTAACATTGCCAGACATGGCCACTTCAATTTGCTTTCTTCTAAGAGATATTCGGCCTTTTGCGCTCTTTTTGTTCCAAACCGCCGAAAAAACCTCACCATAAGTCTTTTTGCACCAATTTTCTATTGTGTCGTCTGAACAATCAAAAAAAGACGAAATCTCCTGTTTTGAGCAGAAGAAAGAGCAAAGTTTTTCAAATTGCTCTATGTCTATTTCTTTGCTTGGCCTACCTAGTTTTTTTGCCATTTTGAGCCTTTCTTTAAGTTGTCCAGTCTCCACAATGGCCTTAAGTTTTTTAAAGAAAATACTTCGATTCTGTCTTCTTCTGTTTTTATAGATTTTATTGGCCTAATGTGGTCAATGTGCCAATCGCCCCAATTTTCCCAACTCATACCATAAGCAAACTGAGATTCGATGTGTCTTTCTAGTTGTTCAAAAGTAAATCCACAAAATAAAAAAGCATCAATGTTGTTTTTATTGTGTTTTTTTATCCAAGTTCTAATTGAGTTTTTGACTCTGTTTTCTAGGCTTTGCTTGTCTTTTGGATAAAAACAAGTTCCATTAAAGTAAGCTAAAACATATCTGTCTTCTTGCTTATCCATAGATTTAAGTATTCTTTTTAAAATCTTTACGCAGTCAAATTTTTTACTCACTTCTCCAAACAACTCAAAACATATAGATTCAGCAAAAACTATTTCTTCAGGCTTATAATGATTAAAAGAAATTCCTATTGGCATTATATTTCACCCATGTCTAAGTCAAACTCATCTTTACTTTTAGGCTGTGCTGTTGGAATTATGCCAACGCTTAAGATTATATCTCGGCACTTTGAAAGCTCTAATATGGCATTAGCGTCTGATTCCAGCACGTCAAATGTTACTTTCCAACCGCCGCTTGGGTCTGTTTTTGCCTGATATAAAATTGCGGTAAATGTTATGCCTGTCATTAGTTGTAAAATCCCGATTCGTTTTTAATTACTTCACACGAAATTCTGATCTTAATGTCCGGGTTAGGGTAACTCTCCATTGAGTCGCACTCTTGAGCCTCTAACATTGCAAACACAACGTCGAAGATGGCATCAATTTCTTCTTGCAAGGCTTTTTCGTCCATTGACTTATAAACCTCGATTAACTGGTGCACTTTTTTGTTCATTTACATCAACCTTGATTGTATAAGTCAGTTTTTGGTCGCCCATGAAAAAATGAAGCCCCTTAAGTGCTGCAATCTTAATAAGTTCAAATCTATCTTTAGCATTGAATTTGTTGTAAACATTAGCAAGCCGCCATTTTACCGAGTAAGACGTTCGCTCGATGTTCTTTTGTATGTCCTCGTTTGAAAATCCGAGAATTGCCATGTGTAAAATCTCATACTCTTTTTGTGTAAGAGTCGGCACGTTAAAGATTTCTTGCTCTGCTGATTTAGGTAGTTCTAGCTCTTTTGTTAGTTCCATGAGCTAAGTCTGAATGATAGTTTTATTTCTTGTCTATAAAAAAATAGAAACTAGTCTAGGGGCTAATCTCTTAAGTATTTTATCTTTCGTAAAGCATCGATGGCTTTGCTTAGTTGCGATTCTTTAACAGAACCGTTAAGAAATTCGTAAACAATACAATCTCTTGACCAATCGGCGTAGATTTTCACGACCTTGCCATCAGTTTCTTCAACCGATGAGATAAACGCAGGGTCACGCATTAAGTTATCAATCATTATTCTGTCTTCAATAATTTGGATGGCTTTGTCTGTTGTCATGGCCTTAGATTAAATGATGATTGCTTTTCGGTTAATCGTTTTTTGCAAATTTGGTCTTAAGTCTATTCAACCACGCCGGCTTTTGACTGATACCACTTCATGGTTAAAGGGTTAAGCTCCCAGCCGTTATTTAAAAGCCAGTATTTCGCAACTGGATACTTTGTGATAAACTTGTTGATTCCTATTTTGTGAATCTCTTGGTGATGTTCACGACAAAGCGGCATGAGGTTAGACTCAACATCATCACCGCCGGATTTCTTTGACTTAACATGATGAGGGTCAGGATCTAAAGCTCCGCAGACTATACACCTTTTCGACCTGATTTGCTTTAGTAGCTCCTTGTTTACTATCCTCATATAACAAACTCTGTTAAATCGGTGAAAATATGATAAAGATGTTTACCTCTTGCCTTGTATAAAAATTGGTGACAAGCGTCCTCAATGGTCGTTCCGTTGCCTTTTATCGGATAGTGTATAGGTGAATCTAGTTCATCAGCCTTTTTAAAGAAAACGTCTTTCATGTAGACAAAATAGGTCATGGTATCCCTGTCATAACCAAAGCAAGCGTCTGTTTTCATTGTTTCAGCTAGTCCTAGAAATTGACGTGTGTACATTATAACCTCGTGATGATGATTTTCAACTTATGAACATCCGAGTCTATTGCAGCACGAAACGAGCCATCGAAGCCATTGATTAGTGAGTCGTTGGCTAAAATCCCGACCTTTTGCAGACCATCGCTGACCGCTTCAAAAGCATTGGACAAATCTGGAACCTTGTTTGACCGCTTGCCTTGTTTAGTCCAATAGACTTTTGCCGGAAAGTAGAACTGAAAGCTGACATTCACGTCATAGTCAATCAATCCGCACTTGTTCATCATCTTGGCTTTAAGCAGTTCGGCGTTTAGAATGTTCATCAGGTTTTGCGCTTTGCTGTTTGAAGCGATAAATGGCCGACCCGTTGCCCTGTTGCGAAATATTGCCTTGCTGTTTTTCTTGATCGGGAACTTTGGTAGCTCGATGATTGCTTTAAAAACTTCCATTTATTTTTGCTCCTTAATTAGTTTTTCTATGATGTATTTTCTTTTTGCCATTAGATTTGGAAAATAAAAGTTAGATGCTAATTGATTGCATCTAGGACAAGCTAAACACAAATTGTCTAAGTTATTTGTTCCGCCAACTGATACAGGTATTATATGCTCAACATGATAATTCGTCATTGTCTTGTCGCAATATGCGCATTGATTTTGCTGAATGCTGTTGAGCAATCTAACCATTTTTTTGCCTATTTTCTTTCTTCCAACATTTTTCTCAAAAGCAACAAGGTTTCTTTTGTTTGCACAATC